CTGATATTCATCCTTCCCTTTTGGTGGGTCAGCAATGCTGTCCACAGGCTTGTTTCGAGCCTTGTACGTAACATCATTCTTTCCCTTCGACCTTGACACTTTCGTGTTTCCGGTCTGGGTCGGGTTCTTCTTAACCTTTCCCATTTGCAGTTGCATTCTGCTACCGCAAGCAAGGCGTCTCAGCTTCTTCAAGCATCGTTTCACCTTGCGCCACAACTCACGAACACGAATGGCAATATCCACTGCGCATTCCTTCACAGCATCTCCAGATTGGAGGGCCAATTGAGTTGTGGGTGCTGCTAGAGTGACATTCTCCGCCCAGGCATACACCTGGATAGTCACACCACTTCCAGCAGCTCCATCAGCTTTGTCAAGATCCACATAGGACCGAAGATCAATTGCTCCCATATCATTGAAATCTGTGGCAACTCCGACTCTCAACCAATTCTTATGGTAAAAGAAAGGAAGAGTCATCTCACCTCCTTGAGAACCATGTGCGCGCAAAATTACGTGTGGTCTCTGGGAGAGTTGAGTAAGAGCTCCCGCAGCATCAGATGCCAGGTCAGAATTATGACCAAAAGCAATCAATGGACGGTAAGCAGCAAGAACTGATCCATAGTAGAATTGACTTGCAACTATATTAAATTGCAGTTTAAGATTACAGTTTATTAAACCATAGTTATCCAACTTCTTCTTAATATATGAATTATTGAAAAACAGATGCCAGGGTCTAAACGAATCAATATAACTCGCTCCATCTGTCCAGGAACCCGTATAAATACGGACAGGACGTGAAAGGAACTCGGCAAGCTGAGCATCAACAGAGAATCCATCGTTGAACGTAGGATCCAATAAATTAGTGAACTCAGAAGTATCTGCATCATCACTGTTACGAAATGTTACAGTTTCGACACGATTCACAACTTCATTCTGTTTCCCCATTGTGTGAGGGTGGGGAGAAACCTCTTCATTCATTTGTTTTGTGTTTGTAGCAGGTTATGTTTACGACTGAGGGACAACCTAATCTTCTCAGAAGTTGATATTCATCATGGGTTCTACCAATCCCATCCCTAAATAGGGCCTTTGAGGGCTGCTCAGGTGGAGTTTTAACATTAAAAGCTGTCCTATCAGTTCATGGATGAACATCAAAAGGCTTAACTAATAGTCAGTAATTCAGATAATGTTAGAGTGATTTTGGATTCCAATCAGACTTTCACTCACAAGCCTTGTACAGTTTAAAGTCATGCCGGACTGTACGCATTTAGTTGAGTTTAGAGGAGGCTTCATGCCACTGATTCACCAGATACTGCCAAGAAGGTAGTGTGGTTTCACATGTGTATGCTTCCAACTTATGGTGCTTGATTGCACCTTGCAGTAAGCGCCTCTTCCTCTCAAACACTTCTCGTCCGTAATAAAAGTATTCACGGATCGCAGACGTTATGATGGCGACCATCTGCTCTTCAGCAGATATAGTCTTAGATGCCACCCACGTCATCAAAGATTTTTCGATAGAATCATGGTCCAAAGGACACGCATAGTCATCCAAATCTTCCTCAAATCTCCAGGTTCGCTTCAAAAAAGAAGCTTCCCAAATGGAGATAAAGGGAACAGACTCTGCTTCCTTCTCGGCCATTGTATAAGTGATACCAATATCACCCAGAACTTTTTGAATAGCAGTGTGGTTAAACCACTCAGCATTCTTTGAAACTCCCATGATGTTATCATCCCCATAGGTCATGAGTTTGACATTATCTTGGAAAGTAACAGCAGTCTTTTCTGGATTCAACTGGAAATAGCAATAACGCATATACAGTGAATTTGCCAAAGAGTTGATTATCACAGTGAGTGGATGTCCAGATGGGTTAGACCCAAAGAATTCCACAAGATCACCATTAAAGTCAATCAATGGAAAAGCCGTGTCCGTAGCAATACCACGTACACAGTTTAAATCATCTTCATCATAATTTCCAGAATATTCACATAATTTATACAAGATTTCGAAAGCTGCCAATATAATTTGAGCTGGCATCCGCTTGTCAAAAGCTTTATAGTCACCAGCAACAATGCGATCCTCACCAAAAGTGGTTAGATACCTAAAGATATCCCCCCACTCCTTGGATTGGGCTACAGTTCC